ACTGAAACCATCTACTCTGATGCTCTGTTATTTCTGACTCGATACTTCAATCAGTTTGATGAATGTCAGTTGCAAGAACACGATGATTTGACTATTCAAGACATTGTTGATGTTCTTGGTTATGCAAGTTTCGAGGAGCATTATCATTCTGATGTAGCATATATTTCTGATATTCAGACACTCAATAAACTTCGTAATGAAATTCGCAATCGGTTCTATCAATGACTGAACTCATCTTTCGATTCACACCTGAAGAACTTGAAGTGTTACAAGCATTGATTGAATTTCATTCTGGTTGTGAGATTCCCGAATGGTTAAGTGAAGATGCTTATGATTCTTTATTCGATAAAGTAATGAGTAATTAGAATGGAAAAATCCAATCGAACTCATATGCTTATCGAGGCACTTGAGTATTATATTCAAGACCTCAAAAAGAATAATTGCACTGAAGCATCTATTCAAGCATACACAACTCTTCTCAAAGAGATTGATGTTGACAACTACTCAGTCATTGATTAAAACAAAGATGAAACGTAAAGAAAAACTTGAACTACTATCTAAAGCACAAGATGGTAATGAACTTCTTCTGATCGCACAAGCAATTATCAACTCTCAAACCAAATGATTATTCTTCAAAAAGAAAACCACGGTTGTGTTTATACAATTGATCCTGATACTCAAGAACTCTTCTATGCCCCCATTCATACAAACAACACTGTAAATCTTTCTGAGTTTGCACCTGTTGATCTATCAAGTGTAGATGATGAATATGATGTAATTACGATTCAAAAAGAACTGATTAACCTAAACAAATAGTAATACAATGAATGAAACGTTTGTAAGGTTGAGTGAAGAACAAATCAATCTGATTATGTTCTGTCTAGAGCAAATGGAATGTGATTTCAATGAGACTGAACAATCATTATGCGAAGCAATCATTGACTCTTTCACCACTGCTTTAGTAGAGATAAACACTTAATCATAAGATGAAATAATCATTTATAACGATAAAATGTTTTAATTGATAATTAAATTAAATGTATTAAAAAACATATGTTAGTGTTTTGTGTTGATATAATGATAGTGTTATAATAGTCTTTATATCATCTTTATATCATCTTTAGACACTTATAAATGCCTCTAGTTCTTGTTGTCTAGGCCCGCATTATACCATAAGACCCAAAAAAAGTCAAGGGCATTACAGACACTCCTAGGGGTGGCACAAGACATATAGACAATGAAACTCCTGAGACTCACACATCTTATGAGTCTCAGGAGTATTTTATTAGTTACTCGTAAGACTCATAGGACGCAGACACTTTGAGAAGTGGCACAGTGACTCGTGAGTCTCAGGCATTGTGCGGTAGACTTATAGGGTCGGGAGGGAGGGAATATTATAAAACTCCCAGAATCCCAGTGTTTATAATACTTTTCAGGGACATTATAGTTTTGTCCCGAAACCCCCCATAAATAACCATAGTTTCGGGACAAAACTAATGAGACCCCAAAAGTATAAGAATTTAGGACCAACTGAAAGAATGAGAGTGCCTTTATGCAAAAAGATTGAGACATTATGTCAAGTATTAGACGAAAAAGTAGAACAAGGTTATGATGCCGTTGAGTTATTAGATTCGTTTATTGAGAGTATTAGTAATTAGTCAGAACGTGATTGTGGAAAACCTGTGGAAGGTTCGTTATACCCTGTGGAAAACTATTCGTGTTAGAATCTCATTCGTCCTGAGAGTTCGTTATACATAAGAGTTCGTTATAATCATTCGTTGTGCTTATAGTATTATAATATATTCGTCTTATAGTATAATAATATAATAGCAACGTTATGTTTGAGACCCCCCATAAGGTTTGCTATTTCAATCAGACAGTGCTATACTATTCGTTGTACACAGTTTCTGACATAAACTGATGTCGTCCTCTGAGTATCATAAACTCTCGGAGGAGTTCGTTATACAACCCCCCATAAGGTTTGTTATTCTTTTCGTCCTGTGCTATACAATTCGTTATACACAGTTCGTGATACAAACTGATGCCCTCCGTTCGTTTATACTAACCCCCCATAAGGTTTCGTATTAGAATTAAACAGTAATGAATATAAACTATTCGTGATTGTTCGTTTATTATAATTAAACAGCACTGTTTGACAGTTATATTTTGTGTTGTTGTATTCTTATACCTAACCGATGCCCCCTATATAAAATCAATGGGTCCTTCAAGGCTACACCGAACCGAAAACGAGAGAGTAATTGTCTTTCAAATAAAAAAATTTTTCCAAAAAATTTTTCCAAAAAAGTTGAGGGCACAAGAACAAAAAATGATATATAAGTTTAGAATTTAATCAGAAAAATGACAATGAGACTGGAGATTGATGATTACGAAAAAGATCTAATAATTGATACAATTCAACATAGATTAGACACCGATAAAATTTTAGTAATCAATGATAGACTGAGAGAAGAACTTGAAGATCTTCTAAGGAAAGTGGAAGAAGATGAATACGTATAATATTTCAGTAAATGGAAATGAAATATTAAGTCAAGTGCCGCAGAATGATTTACAGGAAAATCTGAAACTTATCAGAGGACTTGTATGGACATCTGGGGGAAATGATGGGGATATTACAGTATCTCTAAATAAGAATGAAAACCATTGCAATGAATGATTTGTGGTGGTAGAATACTAAAGAACAGATTATTTTTCGCAATTATTTTTTATGGCTAAAGGATTTACGGTAAAAGCAAAACTTCCGACAGGACCTGTGGAAGGAGAGTTTAATTTAGAAGCAGCAAAAGAAATGATCCGAGGCAAATCAATTGTCTTTTGTTTGCCTGGACGAGGAGTATCTTATCTGTATCTGAAGAATTTTGTTCAGTTGTGTTTTGATCTTGTACAGAATGGTGCAAGTATTCAAATTTCACAAGACTACAGTTCAATGGTGAACTTTGCACGATGCAAATGTCTTGGAGCAAATGTTCTCAGAGGACCCAAGCAGATTCCTTGGGATGGAAAACTACAGTATGATTATCAACTCTGGATTGACAGTGATATTGTCTTTGATACTGAGAAGTTCTATCGTCTTGTAGCAATGGACAAAGAGATTGCTGCTGGATGGTACTGCACTGAAGATGGTCACACCACATCGGTTGCCCATTGGTTACAGGAAGATGATTTCAGAAGCAATGGTGGTGTAATGAACCACGAGACACTGGAGACCATTCAGAAACGTCGTAAACCATTTACAGTGGATTACACAGGTTTCGGATGGGTTTTGATTAAGAAAGGTGTATTTGAGAATCTTGAGTATCCTTGGTTTGCTCCGAAGATGCAGGTCTTTGAATCTGGTGAAGTTCAAGATATGTGTGGAGAGGATGTTTCATTCTGTCTTGATGCAAAAGAGGCAGGATATGAGATTTGGTGTGACCCTTTGATTCGAGTTGGTCACGAAAAGACACGAATCATCTGATAAGTGTCTAGAAGGTATTTCTTGACCTTCTTTGAAACGTTATGATAGAATGTCTCTATAAGGTTTGTATCGTCTTATAGAGGCATTTTTATTGGCTTGAGAGACTTTATAAAAACCCCCTTATAAAAACCGTTAGATGGAGAACTAAAATGGCACAAAAGAGTCGGAAGGATATGAAGATTGAGAGTATTCCGAAGAATACTCGACAAGGTGAAGGTAGAAATACTAAATATGCTGCTACGAGTCGCAATGGGGCACGTAAGAAGTACCGAGGTCAAGGACGGTAAATATGGCTTATTTAAACCATAGTCTTCCAGATTGGTCCTGTTATATTCGTAATGAATTTCTTTTTAATCACAAGAAAGGTCACGGTGAAGTAACTAAATGTGATGTTCATTGTGTTGCTAGTATTGAAAAAAGAGTTCCTTTATTTGAGGCATTCCTTGAGAATGGCGTGAATTGGACTCGTAGACCTCTTCACGCATTTTGTTGGAAACCAGATGCAGAAATAGAACCTTTAGAGGATCTTATGTACTGGGACTGCTTTTCACCGTATGTTGATGTTCAAAAACGTGCCCGTCTTGCTGGATTGCAAGCAGAATTGATTCGTCCTGATGGAAAAAAAGTGATTGGGAGCTATATGTTTACCCTTGATTGGTCATGGGAAAATAAAGGAGTCACTGATCTTAATTTTTCAGAGACTCCTGAACATAAATGTGCTCATTTATTCAAGGTGGAAACTGGAAATTACTATGCATATCCAAACAATCGCATTATTTGGTATGATAATGCCTGGACTTTCAATAGAATTGACAAAAATCCAGGATATGAAATTGATTTGACAGTATATTCGGTTGAAAATAAAAGAAAAATCGAAACATCTGATCATTACATGTACGAAATTACAAATTTAAATCAAAATAAATAAATTTTTACTAAAGATATTGAGTTGAAACAGTTTTCGATGGGCAATCACCTTCTTTTGGAGGTTTATGATATAGAACACAATCTTCTGAATGATGGTATTTCTCTTCAGGGGGTGATGGAACGTGGAATTGAACGTGCTGGAATGACTATTTTAAATATTTTTCAGCACTGTTTCTATCCTCAAGGAGTTACGATTGTAATTGCTCTTTCGGAAAGTCATGTTTCGTGTCATACATGGCCGGAAAGAGGTTGTATTGCCATAGATGTATATACTTGTGGTGAAGGAAATCCAAAATTAGTTGCACTAGAATTGTTGAAGTATTTTAATTCGGATAATTATAAACTTCGTCAGTTGGATCGTTAAATAATAATAGAGATAGCAACCTCTTTAAAAGTTCCGGTTTTACTAAAAACAGGAGTTGCAAATGTCTTTTTATCAAATTGATAGAAATAAAGATTATATGAGAGAAATGTGGGGAACTACAAGTCTCATTACTGATTACAATCAACAAAAAAATACAAAAAAAGTACTTCAGGAGATTATGCACGATCATGCACCAAAGCATGATTTTAAAAAACAAACTGAATTACACGAAAAGATCAGAAATGATGAAGATTATGATGATTGGAATTATGGTACAGAACCAGTCTATGGGAAAATTGTCTGAAAAGTCTTATAGATATATAAAAGACAATTAATCTTAGATGCCAATTAGCATTTCAAGATCTTTTAAAGACATTAGTTTGTCTTTTTCACGTCATCCTGTTACAAATGATATTTTAATTTTAAAAAATGAGGATGCAATTAAAAGATCTGTTCTCAATTTAGTTCAAACTCAAATTAGTGAGAGGTTCTTCAATAACTTATTGGGAACCTCTGTGAATTCTTCTTTGTTTGAACTTGCAACACAAGAAATAGAGATTATTTTAAAAAGAGAAATTGAAACTGTATTAAATAATTTTGAACCAAGAATTAGATTAAATAATATAGAGGTAGAAGTAATTGATGATTATAATGAATTGACCGTTAAAATTGTATATGACATTGTTGGACTACCATTACCACTACAGAATATAGAGTTTATTTTACAACCAACTAGAATATAATGTCCTTCAATAACTTTACAAACTTAGATTTTAATGATTTAAGAACTCAAATTAAGAGTTATTTGAGAGCAAATGCAAATTTTACAGATTTTGATTTTGAAGGATCTAATTTTTCTGTTTTAATTGATATTTTAGCATATAATTCTTACATTACTGCATTTAACACCAATATGGTGGTGAATGAATCCTTTATTGATAGTGCAACTCTTCGGGAGAATGTTGTTTCTCTTGCACGTAATATCGGATATGTACCAAGATCAAAAAGTGCATCAAAGGGAAAAATAAGTTTTTCCGTAAGCACACCTAGAGATTCTAGTGGTAATTTAATTTCAAAAACAGTTACTTTAAAGGCAGGAGTAGTTGCCTTAGGTGCTGTGGAGGGGGGAAATTATATTTTTTCAATTCCAGAAGATAAAACAGTTGTTGTTGGAAATGATGGATTTGCAAATTTCACAGATGTTGAAATTTATGAAGGAACATTTTTAACTAAATCATTTACAATTGACGATTCGCAACCAAATCAAAGATTTTTAATTCCAAATGCAAGTGTGGATACATCCACACTTCGTGTGAAAGTTACAAATGTTATATAATAATATTTTTAAAGTAGACAAAACTTCAAAATTATTTTTAATACAAGAAGTTAGTGATGAGAAATATGAAATTGTATTTGGTGATAATATTTTAGGAAAAAGACCAATTAGTGGAAGTACCGTTCTTGTTTCCTATATTGTAACAAATGGAAAGGAAGGTGATGGTTGCTTTAACTTTACATTTTCAGGAATTTTAGTTGATAATAATCAAACAGCAATCACAAGTGGAATTTCTTTAATTACCACAACTCAAGTATCAGAAAATGGTGACGATATTGAGTCTATTGATTCAATTAAATATCTTGGACCAAGAGTCTATGCCTCCCAGTATCGTGCAGTTACTGCAAATGACTATAAAGGATTAATCCCATCTATTTTTCCAAATGTAGATACTGTTACTGCTTATGGTGGAGAAGAACTAGACCCACCAGAATATGGAAAAGTTTACATTTCAATAAAACCAAGAAATGGTAAATTTTTATCTCAAATCTCAAAAAATGAGATTAAAAAGCAACTAAAGCAATATTCAATTGCAGGAATACAACCAGAGATTATTGATTTGAAATATTTGTATGTTGAATTGGAATCCTCTGTATATTATGACAAAAGTTCAACTTCAAGTGTTACTGATTTACAATCTAGAGTTATTAATTCATTAAAGAGTTATGCAAAATCAACAGAATTGAACAGTTTTGGTGGAAGATTTAAGTATAGTAAAGTTTCAACGTTAATTGATAGCACAAGCACTGCAGTCACTTCAAATATCACAAAAGTAAAAATAAGAAGAGATTTACAACCAGCACTCAATACTCTTGCAAATTATGAACTTTGTTTTGGAAATCAATTTCATATTCAAAAGTTAATTGATGGGAAAGGATATAACATAAAATCTACAGGATTTACTGTCAAAAATATAGCAGATAAATTATATTTAAGTGATACACCAAGGACAGATGAAGTTGGAACTATCTTTTTCTTTAGACTTGTGAATGGAGTTCCATTCATTGTAGTAAATAATGCAGGAGAAGTTAATTACAAAAAAGGAGAAATATTATTAAATCCAGTGATTATAACTTCTTCGGATAATTCTTCGGGAATACAAATTCAAGCAATTCCGGAATCAAATGATATCATTTCTTTGAAAGATATATACTTAGAGATGGATACTACTACACTTAAAGTAACTATGCTAGAGGATGTGATAACTTCTGGAGAAAATACCTCTGCAACAGAATATCCAGTCACATCTAGTTACAACAACGGAAATTATATAAGATAAAATGTCAGAAGTTAAAAGAGTAAAAATCCAATCTTTTATTGAATCACAAATTCCAGAATTTTTAAATTCTGAATCTCCTCTGTTCAAAGAATTTTTAGAGCAATATTATATTTCACAGGAACATCAGACTGGTGTTACTGATTTAACAGTTAATTTACAAAATTATAAAAGCATTGATAATTTTAATAACGAAACATTTTACAGCACAGTTGGAATTTGTACTCTCACTTCTGATGTTGTGTCTTTTGATGATACGATTCTCGTCAATCATACAATTGGATTTCCCCAAAAATATGGTTTATTGAAAATTGATAATGAAATTATTACATACACGGGAATTACAACAAATTCTTTTACTGGTTGTATTCGTGGTTTTTGTGGATTAGATAAAGATAATACAAATGATTTATTTAAATTTTCTTCAACAGATACTTCAGACCATACAAAAAATTCACAGGTAATTAATTTAAATATTTTATTTTTTCAGGAATTATTTAAAAAATTCAAAACACAATTTTTACCTGGATTTGAAGATAGACAATTTGCAACTGGAATTAATTTACAAACA